GATATTGAGGCTCAATTATCATATATCTACGGGGAATTGTTCACCCCGTTTAAATTAAATAATAAATTAGTTATAGAATAATTAACTTTTGCGTATTTTATTATGGAAAATAATAATAATGTCCAACGAGATGTTGGTGCGCCCGTTAGAGATTTGAATGATAATCGTAACTTAAATGATCGTCATAATAATAATGTTAGAAATAGATATGTAGGTCCACGTTATGCCGTTCCGGCTCAACGAGGTGATCGCGGTGGCGGCCCTCGGCGTGGTAATAATGGAAATGTAGGAGATGGCTCAGGAGGAAATCGTGGTGGTGGTCCAGGGCGAGGTGGTATTGTGCCACCGATACTCCCTCCGGGGGTACCTGTCCCGGGCGCCATCGCGCCTGTTCAATTGGCTCGTAGCTTTATGGCTAATGTTAAAGCTTGGGCACCCAAGGTGACTAAGGGTAATCTTGATTTAGTCGCTAAGTTTGCTGCTGTCGGTATTGTTCCGATATTGAGAGCGGCAGTTAGTGCGACCTCTAAACATCCTGTGAGTGCAGGTGTGAGGGGTCATTTAGTGGCCCAGGCATTAGGGCTTGCTTATCAAAATACCCCAGCCAACACACATAGAATATGTGATGTTTATGGCGGCACTAAACTTAAAGAGATGGCTGAGAGCCTCAACAATGGTGTGGAAGATCCTTTACATGTTACAACCTTCCGCCCCATTGTGGTTGCCGCTGATACTGCTCGCGTTAGGGACTGTGTCTTAGTCCCCGGCGTTCCTGCCGATGACGATCTGCTTATGGTAGACGTCTACGCTTGCGGTCAGGTCAAATTTGATCCGATTTGGCTTGAAAATAACTTGGGTTTAAACAGGAGGTTGTATTGGGTCGGGTTTGCACATAGGGGCCCGGCCGGTACGCTTTTCGGTGAAGGTGCATGGTACCGCACTGGGGGTTTGATCTATCATCGACCGGATGCTGAAACCCCTTCTTCTTACAGTCACGATCCGTGCGATTGGATCTGGGAACACTCTGTACACGAATGCGTCGATGGGAGTGCTATTGTTTGGCATGTGAAGAGTCAGGTGGGACCATTATGTCTCGTCTGGTTCGAACGGCTAGTCAATGGTGCTTACGTTGACGCTCCTCAATTCGCGGCAGAGGTGTTTTCTTTCTCAGATTCTTTGGTTGTCGATTTTAAGAGCATTCCCGGTTGGGCGAAATGGTTTTTACAGTATTGCCCGATCTCTTGGTTTGAAGGATTGCTCCCGACAAAGCACATGATCGTTAATCTCGAGGTGGTGCGAAGACTTAGAGCAGCTATGTTGGTTCGTCCTAAGAACCTTCATACTTTACGACAATTGGCTGTCTTAGCGAACACGGAAGTATCAAATTCGCCAGAATGTAAACTATTGATGAAAATTTGGCCTCATCAGTTCTCAAATTTACCGCAGAATTGTGCTTATTCTGCGTTTTTTGATCAGATTTGGGAAGATGGCGTCATGTTGAATGACTTGTTGTGCACATATGGCACGAGTCAAGCAGCTTACAATTCCGCCCTTAAGGGTTTTGATTTACCTTACCAGCCTCGGCATGATCGCTTGCTCTTTCTGGGCGTTCTTGCTTTGGCGGCAGGATGTATCGGTTTTGTTGCTCGCCGTTATGGCTTTACTGTTATCCTCCGTGCTTTCCACCGCATTCCTATCCGGGTTTGGTCTGGTTCAACTTTTAGAGATGAATCATCTTTGCTCGGCGTGTCCATCCTAGATCCCGCTTTTATCGCAATTAATGTTATTGCGGAAGAGATTGTTAAGTCTATTCCTGTTTTATGTAAATATTTTGGTGTTGCCGAATGGTTATTTAAAATAGGTTCTGCTGTTGGATTTGGTATATTTAGTGGATGGTCCCCTCAACTAACCGCTCAGGTTGCGGTTGGTACTGCTATAGCTGCGCTACCTGCGTGGCTAATGCATAAATTTACTTACAATTCTATTAAACGATGCCCTAAACCTTTCTGGAAGCGCTGCCTTATTCATTTTACTTTAATATGGCAGTTAGGTTCATTGCTTCTTTTGCGCCTAGTGCCCCTTTGCCCGTGGCTGCCGGATGTTTTTTACCTTACTTAATGTCGCCTCTTTTAGCTGCGACTCCGGTGGTTTACGAAGCTTTCCGAAAGAGATTTTATTATGATGAATGGCCTGATCGACAATATGAAAACGTGGATATCGCAAGGACGACGCCCTTCCCCCCTTCTTTATCCGCCACTCCCACGAGCCAGTTCCCTTACTGGATCAAAAGCAAAACCCCTTGCGATCTTATGAAGACCAAGGGTGAAATCAATCTTCCGGGTCCTAACCCGAATACTCATTTCTATTGGTTTATACCTACCTCTGTCCCTGGGTTTGTCCCCTCTCGTTCTGACGAGAATTTGTTAGCTGTCGTGCACAATAGGGTGCTTGTTGCCCCGCCAATGGAGCCGGTCCTCCAAGCTAGAGCTTGGAGGAATATGGATCCTTTGGTGCGGCAATTTGAACCTATTGTGCGCGACCATTGGGTGGAACCTTGGTACAGTCATTTTACTGACGCTCTGCACAAAAAACGATACCGTCGTGCGCTCGACGTTATCCAGGATCAAGGTTTAAGTGCAGTGTTGCCTTGTTGCGATAAGATCAAGGTAATGGTTAAGTGTGACGAACTTTTGACTAAGACTGAACCGTCTTTCGGTTCGGACCAGTTTGTCATGAAACCGCGTTTGATTGCCAATATTAATGAGTTACCCCAAACTTGGGTGGGTCCTGAATTGTATGCAGCCACTATTAACCTTAAATTGGTGTGGTCGGTAGTCCCTGATCCGATTTTTCTGGGTCAAATACCTGTCTATATCACATATGGTGGCGCGTGTGATGATGCTCAGTTAACTGAATGGGCACAATTTGCTTTGATTTCTAAAACTCGTGCCTGGCACATCATTGTAGCTGGGGATGACTCTCTTGTCATAGAGTGGTGGAACGGCACTTTACGTGTCGTTGAAGGAGATGCTTCTATGTTTGACCAATCGCAAAGTTTTGGACCCCTGGAATTCGAATACCAGTGTCAGCGTCGTCTAGGACTTAGTGAATTGGCCATTCAATTGATGCGGAAGTTAAATGCTGCCCCTTATGTCGCTATTAGTAGAGACAAGCAGCGTTTAGGCAAATTAACCATTGATCGTTCGCAAAGACCCATCAGGGACACAGGTGGTGGTAACACTTCGGTGGGTAATTCTTTGGTTATGGCTCATGCTATCGTTCATGCTTTATTGCATGATAGAACCGACCTGATATCTGGATTCAAACAATTGGGATTAGATATGAAGATCAAGTATCTTCCAAATATAATGGGAGCTACTTTTTTAAAAGGTATGTGGTATCGGGTAGATTCTGATTTTGGTTATTTTTGGGGCCCTTTGCCCTCCAGAATTTTGAAGGTCGGGAAATCTTTACGTGATCCATTGGCTTTATATAAAAGTCATACTAAAGATTTTGCTCAAGCGGCACGTATGTTTCTCAACGATGTCGCATGCGGTTATCAATTTTTTATCGCAGTCCCTTTAGTGCGAGTTTTTGTTAAAAATTTTCTCTATCGAGATATGATTAGGAATGAGGTCGAGCCTTATCACGTGCATGCTAGCGTGGTGACTAAACCTAATCTTCATGAGGATGTTTGGTTTCAATTAGAAGACCGTTACGCGATACGTCGCGAATGGTTTTTTGAAGCCGAAGCTTTATATCCTTCGCAGCCCTTTAATTTTGTTGAACACCCTATTTATTTTCATTTAAATAGGGTTGATTATAACTAATTTTGTATGTGGCCTCGCCTCTAAGTGGTTGGTTGCGGGGAGGGGGGTCTGGGGACCCAGCGAATACTTTGGTGAAATTTAATTATGAATGCGAGTGCAAAACAGAAAACCGCCTCTCAGAGTAAGGCGGTATTACAAAA